CACCCTTGTACAAAACACACACAGCACCCCAACGTACGGGTTTGCCTGTATCACTTTGTACCGTATCCATCTGTGCTTGTAATTGAATCGGGCCACGATAGTCCGGGAGATCAATCTCGGCTTCATGTCCTGTGAGTTTAGATTCAAGAATGCCATCACCCTCAAGCACAATACTGTCCGCATTCATTACATAGATGTTTTGAGATGGGTCAGTTTTGACTTCTCGACCATCCCCCTTTAGCATGCCGTCTAGGGACACAGCTAGTGGAATGTCTTTATGGAAAAAGGCACGTCCAAAAGCGGTCTTCGGATTTCCTAGCCCAAGCTTCTGGGCTGAGTGATTCAATATTGGCACTTCAAACGTTGAACCCCAATGCGCGTTCTCAATCGGGGTGAATTCATTTTCGATGCCATTGACGGCATTAAATGCCCTTTTAAGCACATCATTAGGCGTGCTGTAAGGGTTTTTGCCTAGCACCGCGCAGACTTGCGAGCCTGAGAGCATATCGTCAGGCGTAAGCTTACCCTCTGCGGTGTGTAGTTTGTTTTTTGTCATACTCTGATTCCTTCTTGTCTTAAAAAGTTGTAAATGTGTGCGTCTGTGAATGCTTTACCTTGTGCGGTTTGCATTCCTAACTCATTCAAACGCTCTGCGATCCGCTTATGTGAGACCTTGCCACGATTACGCAAACCTCTGCGCTTGCATGAGGGATCTTTCATAAGTTGCTGAATAATGGGTCTGATCTTATCTCTAAAAATCTGTGCTTTTTTCTTGGTGGCTTGACCTCCAAGCTTCTGCGCATTCTCGATCTTGTCGCGAGGACAACCCAACTGAACACCGCGCGCCTTAGCTTCTGCCAAGGCTTGCTTGGTTCGTTGTGAGATCAGATCAGCTTCATGCTCTGCGATCATGGCGTGCATGTGCCATTCTAGTTTTGACATCTCTTTGTGACCCGCGACAACAAGTTGGACATTACGCTTAAGAAGTCCCGCAATAAAATGCAGATCTCGCGCGAGTCTGTCCGTCCTTGCTACTAATAACTTGCAGTCTTTAAGAGATTCCAAAAGGTTTAATGCCCTATGAAGTTCAGGGCGTTCCTCAAATGATGTCTTGCGTCCGCTCTCATATTCAACAAACTCTGCTACAAATTCCGCATCGTTTGCCTTGATATGTTGCATACATAAAGAACGTTGAGCGTCAATGCCAAGCCCGCTTTTCTTTTGCATGTCAGAGCTAACACGCAAGTAAGTAATTATTTGCATATTAATTCCTTAATGGTTGTTATGTCACGGACACCCTCGCGGGTGTTTCGTCCAATTAGGACTCGTCAGCGTGACTAGTAGCTTAGTTGTGACTTAGCAAACTCTATGGAATCCCTGTATTTTTGATCTTCGTAGTACCAATCAAACAAACTGTTTGCGATCTCGTGGTAATTGACATTATCTAAGAATGCTAGAGCGTAAGACGCACACAGGCTCGTGTTGTTATTAACATCAGTTAACACCACTTCCTCAACATACTCTTTGAGGTATCTCATGAGTGCTACTACATCGTGGCATTCATTCTCGATGATCTCTCTAAGTTCTGACATGTCAAACTCACAGACCTCAAGTCTGATTCTCCATGTCGCATAGTTTGTCCAACCTTGATAAGTTTTATCTTCCATAATATTCTCCCTTATAGCCATTCGACTTGATTGAATTGTAGATCATGACAAGCTAGGCTAATCTCAAAGCCTAGGTCTGCATTTCTTTTTGGTGGAATCATGCCATTCTGTAAAGCATGCTTTTTATATTCTTTATAAACCGCATCAATGGCTTTTTTCTCTGTGTCTGCAACTGCTGTTATTTCGTAGTTGCCCCATGGTACTTGTGCTAAATAAACTTGCATTCTATTTCTCCTTAATGGTTTTTGCATAAGACGAGGGGCAAGCCCTCGTTTCGTCTAATTAAGACTCATCAGTTATGCTGATATTATCTAAACTTCTTAATAAGCTGAGTTGTTCAAGTTCCTCATCTGTCAATCTTGAAACAAGCATTTTTACAAGATCATGTTTTCTGATTGCATCAAATATCTCCCAACACACTTTCGCACTTGCTACAAATGTGGTCTTTTCATTTCTGCTGTCGTATTTGGTTTTAATTTGTTTGACTTGATGATCTTCGGCTTTATCTTCTAATCTATTGCAAGCGTAACGAGCAAGATCACCAATTAATTCTGCAACATGTCTTTGTTGCTCTTCTCTAGTTTTGTCTAGTCTTGTTAATGTGATTTTCATAATATTCTCCTAAATGGTTAGTAATTATAGTTCTTGAGTGTTTACACCATTACGCTGTAAAACTAACTCATTGAAAATGTCTTCTGTTACTTGTTGCAAGTCTTTTTGTAACTGCTCGAGCTTGCCCTCGACATCACTGCGCAAGTAGTCATTCTTAATGCGCCATGTTTGATTGTATAAGCTGTTAAGTGTGTAGGTATAAGTATTGCAGAACTCTTCTACGCCTTGCTCTTCAACTCTACCAAATGATTTAACGGGTAATGTGTTGTATGTTGTCATTTTGTTTCTCCTAAATGGTTAAAATGTGTGTTTCTAACTGATAGACGTAGTATATCTCAGATGGTCAGGAAATTGCAACAATTATTTTCAATTCATTTCTTATAATGGCTGAAGGCCAGATAAACACTGAGAAGTGTTATAATGAGATTATGGAATATAAACTCCCAAAAGCACCCAAAATCCAGGAAAAAGTCATGCAACCTGACCAAAGGAAGTTCTGCGTTGTTCCTCTTCGTGCTGTGTTGGCTAAAGATCTCACATTGACAGGATTAAAGATTCTTTGCTTGTTAGCTAGCTATTGCAATAAAGCGGGCTTTACTTATGTGAGTCAGGCAAGGTTAGCGAATGACTTGGGAGTGAATCAAAGTGCCATTAATCGGCAGATTAAACAGCTAGAGACTAAGGGATATATTAAGCAATTCGGTGGCTATTCTACAAACATTAAAGGCAAAACCAAACGCATCATCTATGATGAGAATATCTCAGACAGAGAAGCGGAACAGATTGCGGGAGAACCCAAGGAACCATTCACTAATGTGGAATATAATCAGTTGTTGCAAAAAAACAACATGTTGCGTAAAAACAACAAGTTAAAGAGTGAGAAATCACAGCATGAAGTCATGCAATCTAGTCAGTCGGATAGAGAGGTTATTGCTAGTTTGAAAAGTAGTGTGGCAGAAGTGCATAAACGTGCAGAGATTGACAGATTGTTTAGGATTGGCACGCCTGTAGCTGATATCTTGCACAGGTTTAAGACATAGATAGCTATAAGGTCTTTTAGCTATGTATGGATAGGCTTGGTATGATGCAGAAACAGGGCTACCTAGACATGGTATGCATTCTTGTGGATAAGCATGTGGATATCCCTGTGGATAAGTGTGTGGATATCCTGTGGAAAACGACCTTACCTCCCCCCGGGTCCCTGGCTAGGACGTGGGTACCTAACTCAAATTTTTGCTAGTTTTTTCAGATTTTGTTTACATCGCAAGATGACTTGTCTTTTCTCGTCTTTATCTAAATACATCCATTGTGACAAGTCGTCATAGGTCCTCCCGCAACCTTCACAGGTAGGGATACCTTCAAGTGTCGTATAGCGACATAAGTTGTTACAGGGTGACTGCATGTGTGTCTCTCTTTTTTTTATATAAAAAAAGTGTTAACATAGTTAACATGTCAGTGTAGACATTCAAGTTAACAGAGTTTTAGACAATAGAAAACCTAGCCCGTAGTATAGACAGGTTAAACACAAAATGTGTTGGTAGTTCTCGTTTATCAGTAACAAATAGAGTTCTCAATTCTATCTAGCTTTACACGGATCCCGGATGATGGAGAGTCCTAGCTAATGTACTGTTTATTCCCTTGGTCACTACCTACCGATAGGAGAGCTGGGCAATGGCTCCGTATTCATATTGTTACATACTTTAAATTGAATTGCAAGTTTAATATTTTAACAGCTAACATTTGACATATATATACATTAGATATACACTATAATTATAGGAGAACAGTATGTTTGAATTTGTATGCGTAATTTATTTAAGTGACAATCCAGCAAATACATTATATGTAGGCAACTTTGAGACATGCGCACATGCTCATAGTTATGTACATGAGAACTTTACTAAAGAAGAAGTTAATTGGATAAAGTGTTTACATGAAGATTATATCGTATTACCTAAAAACTTTATTAAGAAAGAAATAAAATATGAGCAATAATGATGGAGTAGGCCCAGGAGGTAAGGGAGATAAACCTAGACCAATACAAGATCGTAAGAAGTTTGAAGAGAACTTTGAACGTATCTTTGGTAAAAAGAAATGAATGTATTAAGTTTATTTGATGGGATGAGTTGTGGTCAGATTGCTTTAAAACAACTAGGCATTCCTATAAACAAATACTATGCAGCAGAAATAGATCCGTATGCAATGCGTGTCACACAGAATAACTTTCCAGAGACTATTCATTTAGGTGATGTTACCAAAGTTAAAGGTGCAGATTTAGAAAAAATAGATCTACTCTTAGGGGGTAGTCCTTGTCAAGGATTTAGTTTTGCGGGTAAACAGTTAAACTTTGATGATCCAAGATCTGCATTGTTCTTTGAGTATGTCAGACTGTTAAAAGAAACTAATCCTAAATACTTTCTACTAGAAAATGTCAGAATGAAGAAAGAATATCAGGATGTCATTACAGAACATCTGGGTGTTGACCCCATTACAATTAACAGTGCATTAGTGTCAGCACAGAATCGAGTGCGCTTGTACTGGACCAATATACCTAACATTACCCAACCTGAAGATCGTGGTATTGTATTAAAAGATATATTAGAAGAAACACCTGATAATTTTGTTAAGATGTCTAATACATTTACTACTAGACAAAAAGGTAATCGTTGTCTAACAGATATGACAAAAGAAAAAGCTAGTAATTTGTCAGCAATGGAGTATGTAAAGAATGGTAGACAAGGTGATTATATTGCTTGTAATAATAGTGGCAGTCCCATACAAATTGGTATGGCTGATGACATTAATGGGCATGATATACTTAAACGCGTATATAGTGATGAAGGTAAAGCCCCTACATTAAACTCCATGAATGGTGGGAATCGTCAACCTAAAGTAGCATGCGGTGCATTGCGTGGAAGACAAATTACGCCTGGTTCAAAAGAATATACACAAATGTTAGAGTTGCGTGAAGACAATAAAACAAACACATTAACATCTGTACAAAAAGATAATGTCTTAAC